AGATGTACCCTGAGCCGGGCATTACGACGATCAACGAGGGGTATTTGTTTGAGCATCACCCCCTTACACGCATGGATCTCGCAGATTTGATCGGAGTGCCGGGTTATGACGATGACGCCATTCGTAAAGTACTTGAGATCGGTAACGGTCAGTCTTGGATTAACGAAGATGTTGAGCAGCTTCAAGAGGAAGAAGAGCGCAAGTACTACACGGAGATGCGCCCCACAGAGATATTTGATGCACTTGAATTCTGGGGCAAAGTCTCAGGACAGATGCTTATCGACTGGGGACTGACTGAGGAAGATATCCCAGATCCTGCCCGAGAGTACGATGCAAATGTCTGGGTTGTGGGTAACTACGTGATTAAGGCTGTACTTAACTATGATCCATTGGGTGAGAAACCCTACGCCAAGACTTCGTTCATCAAGTGCCCCGGTGCGTTCTGGGGTAAGGGTATACCCGAAATTATTGAAGATATTCAGAGCATTTGTAACGCTGCTGCACGGGCATTGGTTAATAACATGGGCGTTGCTTCCGGGCCTCAGGTCGAAGTTAACCTTGAGCGTATACCGCCTAACGAAGACATTACTCAAATGCACCCTTGGAAGATCTGGCAGGTTACTAATGACCCCGCTGGATCAAGTGCACCTGCCGTACGGTTTACTCAGCCTGATGACAATGCAAGCACATTACTAGCTGTGTACGAGAGGTTTAGTCGCATGGCTGATGACCACTCGGGTATACCCGCATATGTTTACGGTGACCTCAATGTTCAGGGTGCTGGGCGTACGTCTTCGGGGCTATCCATGCTTATGGGTGCTGCTGGTAAAGGCATTAGACAGGTTGTGATGCACATTGACATGGACGTTGTAAAGCCGATCGTTAAGCGACAGTTTATATACAACATGCGTTACGATGAGGATGAAAGTATTAAAGGCGATGTTGAGGTTGTTGCTCGTGGTGCAGTTAACCTTGCAGTTAAAGAGACTGTCAACCTTCGCCGCATCGAGTTCCTTAATGCAACCGCCAATCCGATTGATATCGAGATTCTTGGTAAGGATGGCCGTGCCTCTATTCTCAGAGAAGTGGCTAAAGGATTGCACATGCCTGTGGATGAGATCATTCCATCTCGGGAGAAACTGGCTTACTCGGGTAGGATGCAAGCTATGGCACAAGCTATGGCGATGCAGCAACAAGCTGCTAACCCTACACCCACACAGCCTGATGGTTCTCCCAAAGGTGGGGCTGAGGCCAACACAGTTCAAAGTCGCCAGTCAGGAGCGCCAGCATGATAAAGCCTGATGAAAAAGTAGTTCGCACCATAGCCGCTGTAGCTCAGCAATACCCTGAATTTACAACCTGGGTAGAACTGTGGCGACAGCACGAGCTTGAGCAACTACCTAATGCGGTTAACAACCCGGCACTCTCACAGGGGCGGTGTCAGGTTTTAGGCGAACTTTACAAGTTCGTTAAAGATGCTCCTGCAATAGCGGCAAAGCTATAGCTCGCCGTCTAAATTTAATCACGCACACCGATAGGAGCGTTCAACATGGCACTTCCAGAGCAAATTCGTAAACAGAGTGAGGCTGTACAAGAGTTGTATAAGCAGCTAGATGAGGACAACAAGGGCACTGAGCAACCACAAGCCGATGCCGACGCTACCTCTGAACCTGCCCAACCATCAGCCGACAATACTGATACTGAGATTGTTGCTCAATCAGATGGTAGTACTGAGCAAAAACCATCTGATGCGAAGGCGGAAGATGACCCTAACTCTGAAACTTATGTTCAGAAATGGAAAACTCTTCAGGGTATGTACAACGCTGAAGTACCGAGACTGCATCACCAGAACAAGGAAATGCAGCAACGTGTTCAGCAAATGGAACAGCTACTTGCAAGTCTTTCTGCACAACCCGCTCAACAACAGCAGACTCAATCTCAGGCTGAAAAGTTTGTGACAGAGAAAGATGTTGAGGAGTATGGTGAATCACTTGATGTAATGCGTAAAGTTACCCGAGAAGAACTGGGTACTGTAGCGCAACGCATTGCGCAGTTAGAAGGCGTTATTAGGCAGTTGCAAACTAATGTAGTTCCGCAGGTTCAAGCGGTAGCACATCAACAGCAAATGTCTAGTGAGCAAAAGTTTTGGTCGGATCTGTCGTCTACTGTTTCTAATTGGAAAGATGTTAACGATAGTCCAGCCTTTCAAAACTGGTTACTTGAAGCTGATCCACTGACTGGTATTACCCGTCAGACTTATCTTGAGGACGCACAGCGCAGCCTTGATGCTGGGCGTGTGGCTAATTTTTTCCGTACTTGGCTTGAGATTACTGGACAAGCCGTTGTTGCTCAACCCAACCGATCTGCTCCATCTTCTGAGTTGGAGAGGCAAGTTACCCCGGGACGATCTAAGAGTACCGGAGCGCCTTCTTCAAACACTGCCAAGATGTATGCACCCGGCGACATTGCTAAGTTCTTTAACGATGTTAAGCAGGGTAAGTACAAAGGTAAGGAAGCTGAGCGTGATCGAATCGAGAGAGACATTTTCGCTGCACAGCGAGAAGGTCGAATAGCTAACGCTTAAATTTAGAGGAGTTTTAAAATGAGCTTTCCCGTCTCCCCCGGCCGTCCTAACTACAGCGGCAATTTTATTCCTGAGATCTGGTCAGGCAAGTTGATCGAGAATTTCTACGACGCAACTGTGCTGGCTGCTATTTCCAACACCGACTACGAAGGTGAGATTCGCAATATGGGCGACACGGTTAACATCCGTACGACCCCTAACATCACTATTCGTAACTACGTTAAGGGTCAAAACCTCGTTGTTGAGAACCCTGACCGTGAGAAAATCCAGCTTGTCATCGACAAGGGTGAGTACTTTGCTTGCGTTGAGGACGATGTGGATAAGGTTCAGTCCGACATCAACCTGATGGATATGTGGTCTAAGGACGCTTCCGAGCAGATGAAGATCAAGATTGACCAGCGTGTTCTTACCGACATGCTCGTTGATATCTCCACAGGCAACAAGGGCGCTACCGCTGGCCGTATCTCCGGTAACATCAACCTTGGTACTGACGGTGCCCCCCTCTCCGTTACTAAAGACGGTGCTTCTAGCTCGACACCTGTTGTCGATTTGCTGGTTGACATGGGTACGGTTCTTGACGAAGCCAACGTCCCTGAGCAGAATCGCTTTGTTGTGATCCCTGCTAAGATGGCTGGCCTTATCAAGAAGTCCGAGCTTAAGGATGCTTCGCTTACTGGCGACAGTGTTTCTATCGTTCGTAACGGTCGCCTCGGTATGATTGACCGTTTTACGGTTTATGTTAGCCACAACCTGAAAGTCTCGTCCGGCAAGTACAATGTTATTGCTGGTCACAAGATGGGCTTTACGTTTGCTTCGCAAATGACCAACATGGAAACCATCCGTTCCGAAACCACCTTTGGCAACATCATCCGTGGTCTTCAGGTCTATGGCTACCAAGTTGTTAAGCCTCAGGCTCTGTCCACGGCTGTCGTCCAGTTCGCTTAATAGGAGATTTTTAAATGACTGCTTTTACTGACTCTCTGGGTTTCGATAAGGGAACCAAGGCCTACACCTCAACCTATACGAATCGCTTCACGGTTATCGAGATCGATCTTGATTTCGCTGCCATTGCTGCTGCTCGTGTTGCCGCTGGTGTAGCTGCTCTTGCTGCTACGGATACCCTTGTTCTTTGCCAACTCCCTAAAGGAACTTTTGTCCTTAACGGAGCTGCCACTCTTGTAACTGCTGAAGGTGCTGCTGCTAATATCGACGTAGGTATTAGCGGTGGTACTACCGACTTCTGGCTTGATGGTTTCGACCTGAACGCTACTGCCGGTACAGTAGGTGGCTATGTTGATGCTGCTGCTTATCTTGCTACAGCCGATACCGATGTGTTGATGACTATCAATAGCAACGATATTGATGTGGCTCGTGTGAAGATTCAGCTTGCTGTTATTGACATGGGTGCTGACCAAGGTACTATCCCTAGTAGCGAAGTCTAAATAGTGGGGGCTTCGGCCCCTACTTCTTCTAAAGGAGTAAAGAAATGGGTGTTTATACCGGCATTGCGCAAGATAACGTGACCATTACTAGTGGTCGTGCTACTCTGCAAAGCGCTACTGTTACCAGTCTTACGGTTGGTACTTCCGGGCTGACGCTTCCTGTTCAAGTTGTTGCTGCTGCAGGTTCTACCAACGCAGATGCAGGTGTTGCTACAACTTATGGAGTGATCCATGCGACAGGGGCTGATGCCACTAAAGGAATAAAACTACCTACGGCCGCTGCTGGAAAAGTTGTTATCGTTAAGAACTCGGATGCTGCCAACGCTGTTTTGAAGGTATATCCTGGCGCTGACGATAAAATTAACTCTGGTACGGCTACAACTGGTTCTTTGAGTCTGGCAGCTAAGACCAGTGCTGTGTTTGTTGCAATCAGTGATGTTGACTGGTTTACAGTTCCTCTGTTACCGTCTTAATCTGTAGTATGATATGGGGCTTCGGCCCCTATCTCTTAAGGAGTCTGATATGGCTACTGTTTCTCCGGCGGTCAACCTAAGTATTTCTGATGCGCCTCGATATATCTGGGAAGCCCTAGCAACTGGGGATACGATCAATGCTTTAAAACTTAGTGGCGCTGGCGCCCGCCGTGCTGCAGTTCAGATCTTCGGAAGTTTTGCTAGTGCAACCGTTAAGATCCAAGTTTCCAACGACGGCGTTAATTTTTATGACATCAAAGACATCCACAATGCCGCTGTGAGTACTGGTGCTGCTGCAGTCTTTGAGTTTACTAGCTCTGCGCTCTACATCAAACCAGCTATCAGTGGCGGCAGTGGTGATGATGTGGACGTTATCCTTCATATGCGTGATTAACTATGGCAACGAACCTAACTGGCTCGACTATTGCAAGTACCTATGAGCAACTGCTGCATGTAGATGGAGGCCCTGAAGCTACTGAAAAGGTAGTTTATAGTGGCACAGGTACGGCTACTGCACTCAAAGTAGGTACGCAATCCGCATCTGTTGATAACCTTAAACTGGATGGCAACACGCTGTCGTCTACAAATACCAATGGTGATATCAACATCACACCTAACGGTACGGGTACGGTTGTTGTCTCGAAGGCCAACATTCAGTCTGGCACGATAGTGTCAAACAACGCCACGATTACTGGTGGTGCAATTTCTGGTGTGACATTTAGCGGAACTTTTACTGGCATTACATCAATTACTGCTGACAGTTTTTTTACTAGTGATGCGGCAGCAGGGTTAACCCTAACTGGCAATGAACTAACTGCTGATGGTACTGACACAGATATTGGTGTTGAGCTAAAACCTAAAGGTGCTGGAGAAGTTACATCTTCTGGTAAGTTGGGCTACGCAACTGGTACTGGCGGTACGGTAACTCAGGCTACAGATAAATCTACAGGTGTAACGCTCAACAAATTGTCCGGTCAAATTACAATGAACGGCGCATCCCTAGGACACCAAGTAAGCGTTGCATTTACTCTAACCAACAGTTTTATTGATGCTACGGACGTAGTTGTGGTTAACATAAAATCAGGGGGCACTTCGGCAGCATATCTTGTCGGTGTTACAGCAGTTGCCGCCGGTTCGTGTGAAATAAACTTATTTAATGCACAAGCATCTGGTAGCCTATCTGAAGCTGTTGTTCTTAGCTTTGTAGTCATTAAGGGGGTATCTTCATAATGGCTAAGTCACCAGCATGGCAAACCAAAGAAGGCAAAGATCCAAAGGGTGGTCTGAACGCAAAAGGCCGAGCGAGTTACAACGCAGCAAACCCCGGGAAGCCCGGACTAAAGCCTCCCGCACCCAAGCCAAAGACGAAGGAAGACGAAGGACGGAGGAAGAGTTTTTGCGCAAGGATGCAGGGTATGAAGAAGAAACTTACTTCAAAGAAAACAGCCAACGACCCAAACTCCCGTATTAACAAATCACTAAGAGCATGGAACTGCTAATGGCCTCACCTAAACCCAACAACCCATCACTCTGGTCTAAGGTTAAGTCCGAAGCCAAGAGTAAGTTTGATGTTTATCCATCGGCATATGCCAATGCTTGGGCTTCTAAGACCTATAAAGCACGAGGTGGTACGTGGTCTGGCCCCGATAATCGAGTAAAGAAACGTGGCTAAGCAAGGATTAGGTAAGTGGTTTGGTGAGAAGTGGGTCGATGTTAAGACCGGTAAGCCCTGTGGTAGGTCTGGCTCTGAGAAAGATAAGCGTGGGTATCCAGCCTGTAGGCCACAGGCAGCAGCAAGTAAGATGACAGCATCAGAGAAGAAAACAATGGCGAGTAGGAAAACAAGTTCTGCCCGTCAGTCTTGGCCCGTAACCCCTTCTGGTAAAAGGAAAAAGGCGTGATTGAGTTTGTTGAAAAACAGATTGAAGCCTCTGAGCGTTTGTTTCAGATGATGCTTGATGACCACAAAGAACGTATGGCAGGGGTCAAAGTGTGGGTAGATATGAATGAAAGCTACCAAAAGAAGCTGGCAGAAAGAGACGCAGAAATTGCGGAGCTTAAGAGAAGAATCGCCGCATATGAAGATCGGTCTTAGCTTCTATCTTATCAGTGGAGTTTGTTTGGGCGTAGAGTATGTACGTGGAGATGAAGACCACTTACCATCAGTTGTTGTAGATCTATTGATTGTAAGGCTTATTTTTTCAAAGGAAGATGAAACGGCATGAAATATCTAAAGAACAGAGCAGACGGAACTATTTATGAGTGGGATGAAATCCTTGCGGCGAATCCTAAGTGTGAGGAAGTCACAGAGGAAGAGGCATACCCAGAGCGGTTTATTAAGCCGGAGATGGCTGAGACTGTCGAGAAGGTTCGCAAGCGAACCAAGAAATCTTTAGACCTAACAACTGAGGAAGTACCTGAGCCGCCTCCCTATACTGACCCGGAGCTTGCTGCTGAGGCAACTAAAGGATTACCCTAATGACACCGGCTGAAGTAATTACCGAAGTAAGACGGATTCTGTCCGATACGCTGGCACCTCAGCGTTATAACGATACGCTACTACTTGGGTTTGTTAATCAGACTCTTAAGCGTATGGCGATTCTTCGCCCAGATCTTTTCGCTACGATAGGCAACATCAGTACTACGGCAAACACCGTGCTGCAATCAATGCCTAGTGATTCGATCCGTCTTATGGAAATCTTCCAAGTTGTTAATGGAAATGCAGTTACTGAAGTCAGCCGAGATACTTTTGATCAGACATATCCCAACTGGGTAAATGAAACGCCGGGCACGCCAGTCAATTTTATGCGTCACGTACGCAATCCTAACAAGTTTTTTGTATACCCAAGGCCAATTTCTGGCATTACTTTAGTAGGAGAATACGCACAATCTCCGACAGACTATGCTCTAAACGACACAATTCTACTTCTTCCCGAGGCTTATTTCCCTATCGTTATAGATGGCACGGTGTTTTTAACTGAGTCAATTGACAACGAAAGCGTATCAGCAGGTAGAGCTAAATTATTCCAAGATTCATTTATTCAAAGTATGGGTGTTGGGCTACAAGCTAGAACTGTAACCGATTCCGAAGAAGGTGGGCTTGATCCTAAACAGGTGATCTAATATGGCTACACGAGATTTTAAAGACTTAATTACTAGGATAAACCCTAGTACGCCGGGATGCCCACAGGAGACGATGTTCCAATACATTAGGGATGCTGCTATCCGTGCTTGTGAGCGAACCCTCGCTTGGCGGTACACACAACCTAAGTTTAATTTGACTGCGGGTATACCCCAATACAACTACAACAAACCGTTCGACACAGAAGTTCATGCTGTCTTTGCTGTGTGGTTGAATGACGACCCTCTTGATCGTCTTACGTTGGACGAAGCAATTAACCGCTACCCAGCGTGGGCAGATACTTACACTACGGCTGAAGATATTGCTGAATACGGCAGTGAGCCAAGAGCAATTACACAGCTTAGCCCACACCAGTTTGTAGTTCTCCCCCTACCTGATGCAGAGAAAACATACACCATGCGCATGATCTATGCACTTAAACCAAGTCGCACGGCTACGGCTATGGATGAAATCATATACAACGACTTGGAAGAAGTAATCATGCACGGTGCGCTGCAACATCTTTTAGTGTTGCCTAACACAAACTGGTCTGATAGGGAGTTGGCGTCATATCATGCAAAACAATTTGTTTCACAGGTTACAGAGCGAAGGGCTAGGGCTAATCTTGGGAATTCTCGTGGATCTTTATCAGTTCAATTCCCGGGATTTGCGTAAGGAAAATCATGGCTACTATAAAATTAGTTCGTAATGACACTGCACCGCAGCTAAGGTTAACCCTAACAGACTCACAAACAGGGGCTGCAATTGACCTAACAAGTGCTACAGTTACTTTACATCTTCGTGCAGTTAACACGACTACACTTCTTTTAACTAGGAACGCTGTTATTCAGGCTCCTGCTACGTCTGGTATTGCATTACTTATTTGGAATCCCGGTGACCTTGATCGGGAACCTGGAGATTATGAGGGGGAAATTCAAATTACTTTAGCCGATGGTACGGTTGAGACTTTGTTCAACCCACTGCAGTTTACTATACGTGAGGAATTTGATTGAAGTTTGCAATTTCCTATAGAGTTATTAAGCTGGCCTTAGCGGTTCAAGCTAAGAAGCTGGCTGTAGCACTTGGAAACTTTATAAAAGCAAAGTTTATTACCGATACGGTTGGTGTTGAAGATGAGTTTCGGGTCACACGCCTAAAGTTTTTTACAGATTTAGTTGGTGCAACAGACGATCCAATCATCGTCCCGAATAAAAGAATTAACAACACCGTAACATTTCAGGACGAATCACAATACTTTGCTGAAGACTATATTTCTGAAGATTACGTACTCGAATCCGGTGTACAGATTGATTTCGGTAAATTTATTTCTGAGACTGTATCTGCAACCTCTGCAATTCAAATTGCGTACACCAGATCTTTTAGCGACAGCATAAATGCAACCGACGACATAGATGGGGTGGTTACACCGGAAGACGACCAAAAGATACAGTTTTTCAAAAATACTACCAATACAGTTGGAATTACTGACGCTGCTGCATTACAATTGGGTATTAGCCTTTCCGAGGCTCCCGCTGCAACTGACTCCGGCTTGATCGTAAGCCAAGGGTACTGCGACATAACTTACTTTGCAGAAGATTATGTAGGCGAATCAAGAACTTTTTAAGAGGATTTACTTATGAACACGAATGAGAAACTTAAACTTTCTGGACGCCTCAGCATCGTTCTGAAAGATAAGAACGGCGCAGTAAAAACCCAACGGGAGGTTGACAACCTCGTAGTTAATTCAGGTCTTGCATACATCATCAGCCGTATGGTCGGTACTGCTAAAACCGTTATGACGCACATGGCTGTTGGTTCAAACAATACTGCTGCTGCTGCAGGCGATACAGCACTTGGTTCTCAGCTTGGTAGTCGTAAAGCTCTAGACAGTACAACGATCTCTGGTAGCAATAACGAAAAAGTTATTTATGTAACTACATTTGCTACTGGTGAAGGTACGGGAGCTATTACAGAAGCCGGTGTGTTTAACGCTTCAGTTAGTGGTGACATGCTTTGTCGGACAGTCTTTTCGGTTATTAATAAGGCTGCTGATGATACAATGGTTATCACTTGGACGATCACTCTGTCGGCTTCCTAAGGAGCTAGGTCATGGCAAGTATTACTACAAGGGCGGGTAAAGGCTCACCGCTAACTAATGCTGAGGTAGATGCAAACTTTAATAATCTAAATGATTTTAAGGTTGAGCAAGACGCTGCTACTGGGGCTGCAAATATTCCTACTGGTAATAACGGCCAGCGTCCCGGCTCACCTGCTGTAGGTATGTTTAGGTTTAATTCAGACACCAGTTCGTTTGAGGGATATGACGGAGCAGTTTGGGGTTCGATTGGTGGTGGCGTTGAGTATTCTCGAAAAACATCTAACTAC